AAGAAGGGCGGCCGGCGATCGAGCACAGCACGACGATCTCGGCTGCCTCGGCGTAGCCCTGCTCGCGGGCCTGCGCCTCGATCGCGGCGAGATCGGGGACGGGCGGACTCACGGCCGCCTGGGTGGTTTCAGACACGGGTGTGCCTCCTTTCGTGAACTTGGGTTTTGAAAGCGAATCGGTCATCGCGGCCAGGGCGTCGCGGAATGTGCCGACACGGTCGGCGAAGCCTTGAGCGACGCTGTCTTCGCCGTAGAGGATGCCCGCTTGCGTTGCGCGCACGGCTGCGGCGCTCAGGCTGCGGCGGCGCGCCACGGCATCGACAAACATGCCGTAGAGCCGGTCGACCTCGGCCACGAGCACCGAGCGTGCGCCCTCGGAGAGCGGCTCGTGCGGATTGAAATCGTTCTTGCGGTCTCCGGCGAAGATCGTGGTGTAGCGGAGCCCGTTGGCCGCGTCCCACCCGCTTTGATCCAAGTGCATCGCGATGATGCCCACCGAGCCGACGCCTCCGGTGCGCGTGACCCAGATGCGGCCCGCGGCCGAGGCCAGCAGATAGCCTGCGCTGAGGGCCCAGTCGTCGACCGCTGCCCAGACAGGCTTCATGCGCGCGGCCTCTTCGATCAGGTTCGCCACGTCCCAGGCGCCATTGGCTTCGCCGCCGTAGCTATCCAGGCGCAGGAGAATCCCGCGGACCATCGGATCCGTGGCGGCTTCGAGGATCTCGTTGCCCAACTGCTCATACGAGGTGAGGCCCGACTGCGCCTCCATGCCCGAAGCCCGGTTGACCAGGCTGCCCGAGACTTCGATAACGGCGACACCAGCGTCGGTGACGGCATATGGCCTCCGCGAGCGTTGCTCGGCGAGCAGCGCCGCGTCCACCGCGGGCGGATCGATGCCAAGCCGCGGAGCCAGCACGGCCAGGATCGCCGCGAGCTTCTTCGAGTCGATCATCAGCGGCGTGTTGAACACGCGCGAAGCGATGTGGGAGAGATTCGTCATTGGATTTGCGTGGCGGGCTCTGGTTCAGCGACACGCTGCCCGTTGCTGGTGGTCTTGCGCGGATCGGAATCGTAGGTCAGGCCGAGCGAGTCGGCGCGTGCGTTGTCGGCGGCGGCCTGGCGGTCGACGTCCTCCTCGTCGTAGCCCATCTCGTTGATGACGGCGCTGCGCGGCTTGAAGCCCGCACGGACGGCTGTGACCTCGGCGTTCATGTCTTTGAGCGGATCGACCCACGCCCAGGACGGCGGCCGCCACTCGACGTCGAGGTAGGTCTCAGGATTCCGGGCGTAGTCGCGAGCGTCGATCGCGCCGCTGAGGACCGCTGCTTCGATCCAGGCCCGCCACACCGGGCGGCAGAACTGGTAGACCATCACCTGGTGCTGGAACTGCTCGCAGCGGCGGCGGAATTCGAGCAATCCGGCGCGGATCGAAGAATAGTTCACGCGCTCGAGATCGCCCGTCAACTGCTCGTAGGTGATGCCGAGGCCAGCGGCGATGGCGCGCAACTGCACGCGCATGAACTCGGTGTACATGCCGCCGACGTCGCCCGGCTCGGTGAACTTCACGTCCTCGCCGGGCAACAGCTTCACCATCGAGCCAGGCTCGATGCCGGCCAGCGGCGCGCCGCATGCGTCGGTCTCTCCTTCGCCAGGCTTTGAGCCGATCACCGGATCCTCGGGGTTGTTCTCGGTGATGAAGGCCGCAAACATCGCCGCCAGTTTCTTTCGGACCAGTTCGGCGTCGTCGTACTGGTCGAGTTCGTGAAGCTTCACGAGCACTTGTGTCAGCCACGGCTGGCCGCGATGCTGCCCAGGCCGCAGGGGCTTGTAGATGTGCAGGACCGTGTCGGCCGACACGCGGGCCGTTTCGCCAGCGTTGAAGAACATCAGTTTCTCGCCCGGGTGCTCGCGATAGAGGTGGTAGGCCACGCGGCGGCCAATCCGGTCGAACTCGATCCCGGCGCGGATGACATTGCCGTTCGGCAGGTTCTCGTTCTTCGCCGTCGGCAAGTGCTCGGCTTCGAGCAACTGGAGCTGAAGCGGCACGGTCAACCCGTCCTCGGGCCGGCGGTCGCGCAGGCGCACCAGACACTCGCCGCCCTCGATCGTCGAGCGGCAGACCAATGCCTGGAGTCCGTAGAAATCCGTCAGACCCGCGGCGTCGGCTTCGTCGGTCCACCGCAGCCAGAGTTCCTGAAGCCGCCGCTTCACGGCCGCGTCGGGGTGTTTCGATTGCGGCTTGATGCCTGTGCCGACGGCGTTGCCGACGAAGCTTTCCACCGCGTTGCTCGCCCAGGCGTTGCGGCGCACCATGTCGCGCGAGCGCGAGCGCAGCGCGTCGCCGCCACCAGTGACGAGGGCGTTGATGCCTTCGTTCGATGGGCTCCAGCCCAGCGTGCGGCGCGTCGTGGCGGCGGCCTCGTAACCCGCAAGCGCCCGCAGCGGCGGGCCGAAGGCCGCCCGCACGAGATTCCTCCAGTAGCCCATCAGAAACCTTTGGTCGTGTAGGTCCGGACGACGCGCGAGCGGGGCCGGACTGGATCGGCCGCCGCCAGGGAGGCTTTCACCTCGGCAATCGCCTTCTTGAGCTCATCCACGCTGCGGTATTCGAGGCTGCGGCCTTCAAGTGTCACGCGCAGCGTGCCGCTCGCGAGCGCCGCCTCGAGCGCCTCGAGTTGAGTTTGCGAGTAGGCCATGGGGTACCCCCGTTAGCGCTTCATCCAGTTCGAACGCACGGTCACGCGGCGCACCGGGCGCGGCTGCGACGGCGCCGCCAGTTCCGGCTGCACGGCACGTGCGGGCAAGAGTTGCTCAAGTTCCCGCCAGTGCTTCTCCGTGAAGCGGTCAATGCCGTAAATGGACGCGGCGGCTCGCGCGTAGACCCGGCAGTCGAGCGCTTCATTGCGCCGGTTGGGAGCCACCACCCAGTGGCCCTTGACCAGACTCTCGGCAGTCAACTGCCGGAAGTATTCTTCCTCGTAGCGCGGGAAGTGGCAATAGCCCGCCGGGAACGGCTCGCCGCTTTCCTTTGCCGGCGGCACGAGGCGCAGGCGGCTGTAAAGTTCCGACTTGGCCACCGGCGTCCCGAGCGTCCACAGCCGTGTCCCGCGCCGTCTGCTTGCGTCCACCGGCGAGGCGCCCAGAATCAGGCGGTCGGTGCGCGCCGCGCCTTTCACCGCCACGGCCGTCTTGGGATGCGCGGCCCTTGCGCCAGCGGGCCCCCAGGAGGCCTGCGGGTGCTGGCGCACCCAGTCGTAAGTGATGCGCGGATTGAATCCCGAATCGACGCACAGCACGCGGATCGGCATCCCCAGGCCGCATGCATGGGGAAACTCCTCATCGAGCAGCGCGTCGAGCTGCCGCCAGACATCGGCCCGCGCCGTGTCGCCCATGAGCACGCGGTAGTCGACCGACCAGGACTCCTTTGCTCGCCCCCAGGCCACCACTTCCACTTCGATCCGGTCCCGCTGCACGTCGGCTCCGGCAGTGAGAAACAGCCCGCCCTGCGGGATCGTGCCGATCGGATAATCCTCGCGGCGGTCGTAGAGCGGCTGCCAGTCAGGCGCGTCGCCGCGCTCCTGCCAGGATTCGCCGAGCACCAGATTCACGAACGACTTCAGCCGCTCGACATCCTTCTGCGCTTTCTCCCAGTCATCCGCCGCGCGCTCCCAGGAGTACCAGCCCACCGGGCTGTAGAGGCTCGAGAGATGATAGCCGCGCGTGCGCCCATCGCCTGCCGCTTCGGGCCGCCACTCGCCGCGCGCGAGCATCCCGTTCTTCTGGTGATTGAAGATCGCCTGCTCGCAGGCGATGCAGTGGTAGGTCGCCTTCTGCGGCTCGCCCTTGGGCCAGCGCAGCCGCTCGAACTTGAGCACCTGAAATTCGCCGCAATGAGGGCAGGGGACCCAGTAGCGCCGCTGGTCGCTCTCGGCGAACGCCGCCTCGATCCGGCTCAGGCCCGTAATGAGCGGCGTCGAGCACAGGAAGACCTTGCGCCGCGAAAACGTCCGCGTCCGCGCGAAGGCCAGGTGGATCGGATCGCCTTCGCCATCGACGTCGCCCGGATAGGCGTCGATCTCATCGAGAAACAGATAGCGCACGGCCATCGAGCGCAGTCCCACGGCCGAGTTGGCGCCGGTCATCACCAGCACGCCCCCGGGAAACTCCTTCGACAGAACCGTGTTGCCCGAGTCGCGCGAGCGCGGGCTCTTGACGAGTTCCCGCAGGACGTCGCTTTCTTCGATCAGCGGATCGATGCGCTGCTTCGAGTTCCGCTTGGCCAGCT